ACTCGCTGAAATCTACGTCGATCACTTCTTGTGTCTGCCAACGGCTCGACATCCAGCTTGCGATGGCAGCGGCTGAGATGTTCGCAAAAACGTCCACGCCGAACAACGACGACTCGTTGAATCGGACAGCCGCTTTGCGTCCGAGCAAAAACGGCTGCGTGATCAGATCAAGGAAATACTCAGCCACGTTTAACTTCCGGCGATGGTCTTCTTAAACCACACGATCTTGTTGGCGATGCCCAGCGTGATCGAGCCCTTCTGGATGTCCTTCAGGGCCTCGCTCTTCCTTGCCGAGACAGTGAAGTTGCCCACCGGGCCGTCGACCACCACGCTCTTGCCGGACCCAGGATTCACGTCGTAGGGCAAGCACAAGAAGCCCATTGCGATCGGCAAGCCTGATTCCACGCAGGACAAGAGCGTTGTGGTGAAGTCACTCAAGACGCCATCCCCCGGGATCCATTTGATGTCGAACGTCACCTGCCCGGACCGGAGTACCGCGATCTGCGAAGCGAAGCCCGTGCGGGCCGACTCGCGCGTCGTGGCATCGACGAACTCTGAGCCCATGTCGTGGTTCACGTCCATCAGGTTGAGCGCTTCCTCGATATTCGCGTGCGCGAGCCACGCGTCCGCGTACTGCATCATCGTGAATGGAGGCGAGCCTGTTGGAGTGATCGCGCCGACCTGAGTGTTCGACGTGTGAAAGTATGCTGCGGCGTCACGCCCCAGCAGGTGTGCATAGTCATGGTCAAGTGGCATTTTTCGGTACCTCTTGGTCAACTCGGATGGGAAACATTCCGAGAAAAAAGTTCTGTCCTTCGTGAGCGGCCTCGTCAAACAACGCGTGCGTCGACTCTCCGTCGATCGCAATCACGAGGCCGTCGTTGTATCGTCCCTTCGCAATCAGCGGACCCAGCCGCTCGACGATCGTGACCAGCTGATCTTCTTCAGCGAGGTTGAATCGCTGAATCGCCTGGCAGACGACGATGTCGATTTCGTACTGGTAGGTCCAGTCACCACGAGTGTGGAACACCTGCGCGATGCCTCCTGGCGCAACAAACACCCGGGGGCTTCGCACCTCTTCCGCGTGCAGGTACTCGAGCACGCAGCGTTCCGCAGCCGCAGAAACGCCGAGCGGCGAGTTGCTGATGAACTCGGCAATCAACCTGCAAACTTCCAAGGAGCGAGACATCACGCGCTTCCGTACAGCTGCCCGAATCCAGATCCGTAGATCTTGCCAAAGCCGTTGCCGTAGGCTCGGATCGTGGTCACGATCGGCGTGTCGACGGTACGGATTCGATCCATCAGCGAGTGGATCGAGATAGACTCCGCGTAAGGATCGCGGAACTCATACTCGCGGCCACCCGCTGGATGCGAGACCACGTATTCGTCGCCCGCCTCGGTGATGATCCGGTCACCACGTTTCGGCAGCCGCTTCGCCTTCTCGAACGCCTCCCGTTCTCCGATCCACCGACTGATCAGCCGGTCGACCACCACGCCGTTCTCATTCAGGCTTTCCGCCCGGCGCAACCCAGGGACGAGTCGCATGCCGCGTGTGTCAGGGCCCCCATCGATCCACCGAATGGTGACTTCAATGGCTGATGCACGGGCATGTGCTTTTCGACCTGCCCGCTGGGCGCGCTGGACGAAATTACCCAAGTGACTACGGCTCGTTGGCGAGTACCGCCTCCGTGTTGAGGATCCCGTCCGTGGCGTACACCGGAATGCCGCCGACTTCAGTCGGGATGGGTGCCGGTGAGCCGGTGTTGTTGGTCGCGGTGCGCGACTTACGCAGGGTCTCGCGAATCTTCCGCGTGCAGAAGATCGCGTGAGGTTCGCGGCCGACACCAAACTCAGCCAGGGCCTCGAAGATCATGTCGTCGTTGAGCGACTCGACATTCGCGATCCGGTAAGCCGACGTCACCGTCGAACCGACCTTGAGACCCAACCACCCGTGCATCGGCACGTAGACCTTGGGGAAGGTCCCGCTGCCGGTGGCCGGCGTGGCTTCGACGATCACAGGATCTTCCTGGGTGATGTCGCCGTTGTGGCCCATCACGACTTCGACGTCTTCGCCGCCGAAGCGAACGAGCCAGACAGACGACTGTCCGCCTACCGTCGTGCCGCCGGCACCCTTCACTCGCGCCGAGTCGAGGAACTTGTATTCGGTGATGTCCGGCAGGCCCAGGAAGCCCAGCGTACCAACACCGACACCTTGAAAGACCTGTTGCTCTGCCTTGAAGAACATCGCGTTCAGGTGCCGAGCTGCCTCGCGAGCGATCCAGCCGGTGTCACCACCCTTGCGATAAGTCTTCACAAGCGCGGCGTCGATACCGAAGGTGCCGTCGAGGATTTCGCACTCGACGCTGACCATCGTGTCGACTGACTTCTGCGTCTCGCGGCCGAGGTTGACTTCGCGGAAGCCGACGCTCGGATTCACGTATCGCAGCCACTTGTGGATCGTCTCGTTGCTTGCAGGCACCGCCGCAGCGACCTGCATGAACGGCGCGTTATTGAGGAAGTTTGGCACTTCCAGATCTGCCAAGTTGTGGTCATTGATCGTGACCATCTCACTCAGCGTGAGAAATGCAGCAGCCATGGAAAATCACCTTTATTGTGTTGTGACCTGGCGTTTAGCCCCTGGTCATTTGTTGTTTGAAAAACTACTTGCGGTGCTTGTCGAACCAGGGATCGGTGAACGGCTTTTTACCGCCGTCGACCTTCTTGGCTGGCACCGTGGAAACGCTAAGGGCACTCGCTTCGCCTGCGGTGCCGGCCTGCTTGAGAGACAGTTCAGCCACCTCGAGACGCTTGGTGAGCGACTGAATGTGCGCCCACTGAGCATCCGCGAAGCTCATGCCCTTAGCGAAATACACCGATCCTGCCTGCTCACCGAAGGCTTGCATGAACTTCGCCCCTTCGGCTGCGCGAGCAGTATCGGCGGCTGCGGAGGCTTCGACAGCGGGCGCTGCAGTGCCAGCCTCTGCCTCCTTATTCAAATCCGCAGTGGTCGTTTCGTCAGGCTCTTGACCCTCCACGGCTGCGGGTTGGTTTTTCAGATCGTCCTGTTCGGCGCTGGTGGTTGCCGTCGCCTCAGCGGTAGCAGCTGACATTGCACAGCTCCTCTTAGTAATGACGATCTCGGCACCCTCTCCGCGCGAGAACGACGTGCTTGTCTGCTGGTCGTGTCCGGTTTCACACACCGCGACAGATAGTAGCGGCCAGCGACGAAAGATGGTCGCGGGACCAGAGACCTCGCGACCGTTGACATTGGCGAACTGACCTTGCGGCAGTTCCTCGATCTCGATGCCCTGTCCGGCGAAGTTGATCGAAGCCTGCCAGGGAACACCCAACTTGCCCTTGGTGATGACTTCGGTGGCGCGGTCGCGGCCATCGGAGTTTTCAAACGGGATCAACGCGCCTGAGAGCTCGAGATTCCCCGACTCCACTGAGAAGTGATTCGCAAAGCCAATCACCTCGTTTGGATTGTGCTGGTAGTCGATCGGAATTCGCTTCCGCGTGTCGGGCAAAAACATCCCGTCGAAGTCGTGGATGCACTTGCCCCAGACCATGTGATAGACAGGATCTCCCGAGCGGGCGGTCATCCGGACGGGCGCTGTCTTGGCGTGTTCGCCGTTGTCGCCGACTTCGAAGTCCAGCAGGAACTGGCAGGCGTTTGCCGATACTCGATCACTCATCACCTGTCTCCTCTTCCTCTGTTTCGGCCTCGCCGTCCTCTGCCCCAGGCGGCATGCCGGGAGCAACAGGCTCCGGCACCTCGATGCCGGCGTCCTCCGGAGTCGCACCGAACGGCACGTCGATCGCCGTGGAACTGCTCGAGCCCATCGTGTAATCCAGCGTCAGGCCGGCTTTCTTGTAGGCTTCTTCGACGATCACGCGATCCTTGAGGATCTGCTGCCAGTCGACGCCCATCGATTTGCAAACCGCGATCGGTGAGACAAAGCCGCTGGCCACGCCCGCGCGTGCGCCGGTGACTTCCTTGAGGGGATCAAACCAGCCGTAGCCGCGCGGCACCCACTCCCACCAAGTGTTCTCCCAGTCGAGATCCGCCGGAGGGTTCTCGATCTCTCCGTTGGCGATCGCCATGCCCAGCCGCCACTGCGTGATCTCGTCACAGAGCTCGATCAGTTCGGCCCGCTTCGGCTCCGCGAGCGTCTCAAAATGCATGACCGCCGCGCGTGAGCCGAACCAATTCGTGAAATCCTCACTGAAGAACGAGTAGGGTAGGTCGAGCGCCTTCAACACACACTTGATCATCAATTCAAGCAGCGCGATGGTCTCTTCGAAGTCGCCGCCGGCGATCATGTGGACGTTGCTGCCGACAGGGAAGTCAAAAATCTGCGGATCGCCAGATAGATCCAGTTCGAATTTGCTTTCGGCAATCCCATCGCCGTCGCGGTCCTCAGTGGCGTCCACGCCCAGCCCGATCGGCGAGTCACGCGTGATGATCGCGCCGAACGCCTGTGAGACCTTCATCTTCCTCAGGGCGTACTGCTGACCTTCCTGCACGTCCTGCATGTCATTGAGCGCCTGGATCAATGGCGAGAGGCCTCGGTGTTGATCCGGGCGATCAAAGTAGCCAAACAGCGTGGCATTCCTGGCGCTGACGTTCCGCTCGAACTCCAGGTCGCCCGATTCGGTTCGCTTGTGAACCGCGTACTCAATCGCGATCCCCTGCTGCGAAACACGCACGCCGTTGACCCAGCGGGCATCATCCTCGGTCATCTCGCCAGGGTTCGCGGGCGTCTTGCCACGCTCCTCCTTCTTGCTGCAGACGCGGTCGGCCTCGATCAGCTGTACCGAGCCTCGCAGCGAACTGTCGCCGCCGACTCGCACTACCAAGAGATCGCCGTTAAGTACCCGCTGCCCCTCGATCATCCGCAGCAGCTTGGAGAACGAATGCTTGCGCTGGGAATGGCAATTGAAACGCTTCATCCAGCGTTTCATCCACTTCTCGACGGCATCGTCGAACTTTTCGTTGCCAGTCTGGCTGGTGAATCGCAACTGGGCCGTGTAGGCGATGTGCGTCCTGAGCATCCAGCTGCAGATGGCAAAGTTGTCGAAGATCTCCTGAGCTTTACTCGAGAGCTGCCGGCGATCGCGATCCTTGGCGCGGCGGTCCTGGTGATGGATCCTGGCCGGCGGCACAGGGCGGCGATTGCCGCGATCCTTGAGCGCGTCGAACCAGCTGCCGGCAATCGAGCCGAAGATGCCGTGGGCAAATTTGCCGGCGATGCCGGGTGCCTGCTTAATCATCCCTGAAACCGTGTTTTGGCTGAGAAAACCGGCGGCCTGGCGCGACCTTCTGCGATGGTTTTCAGGTCCATCGCGTCTGCCTCCTGCAGCTTGCGATCAGCGAACTCGAGATCGAAAGACGTGCTCGTACCGTCAGTCGAGGTCTGCACGATGGCAGAACCGACAATCTCACGCAGATTTTCTCGCTGCTCAGAATCCAGGGCCATGCCCGAGAACTAGCGATGCAAGCCGGCTTGCTCAAGACTCAACCGCCGCGCGGAATTACAGAATCTGTTATTTACTGATTCGCTGCGGTTGGTTTATAAAGCCCATTGAGAGGAGCAGAGCATGTGCTTCCGTTTCGAAATCCTTCGCTTGCTTCGCAAGATCCTGAAAGGGATGAAAAAAATGGCAATTGATATGCAAGAATTGAAAGACGTGGTTGAGCAGAACACCACTCTATCCCAGTCACTGATTGCATTGGCCACTCAGATCGCTGACAAGCTCGACGA